TGATAGTCTAACGTCACCGGATGGCATAACCATAAGTTCCGCGCCTTGCTCACCGACAATCGCCTTACCTCCGGGGTGGAATTCTGTTCCTTTGAAGTACTTTGGCAATGGCTGTGACGATATAGCGGCTATCTCAATAGCTCCCAAAGCCCCGGCAGCGGCAGCGCGCGCAAAGGCAGTATAAGGATCACCGCTAGATAGTTGATTGAGGACTGCCAACGCTGTTTTAATTACCGCGCTAACGATACCTAAAGTCTTTGCCTGCTCTGCTGCGTCCCGTTCTTCCTTTCTCCTTTTCTTTTCGAGGGCTGCAGTCCTTATTTCTGATTGAGCCTGAATCCTTGCTTTTGCCTCTGCATTTCCCCCGGCTAAAAGGATTTCATTATTTGCCCGTTCGCGCTCTTTGTTTATCTCACTGTCAATATCGGCAATCCGTTGAGCTGTTAAAGCGTTGCTCAAATTCAAAATCGCGCTGCTGAACTGTTGGTAATATCCGTTGGCCTCTGAAAGCCCGTCCCGTATTTCAATTACTTGCTTGCGGAATAATGCCCGTCTGTTTTCTTGGTAGCTTAGATCGGTTTTTAAAAGGTTTGCGTCATGTTCGGCTTTGTCTTGTAGTTCTTGATTTCGTGCCTGATCGATTGCAGTTTTAGTCTTACCGAATAGGTCATTGAGCTGGTCTAAAACTGTTTGGTTAGTCTGCTCGTTACCAAAAATGATAGTATTGAATGGCTCAATGTCGGCTTCCTCCTCCGAAATCAAAGCCTTTATTTTCTTGATCCTTTCCTGACCTTCTTTTATTAATTTGTCGGTTATATCTTTGGCATTGTCAATCTGCTTTTGCTTCCTACGTGCTTCGATCAATTCTATTTCATTCTCTGCTGATTTTTTGGCCTCATTGAACTCTTTTAGCTTTGCCATCTTTTCTTCATTGACGGTAAATACAATAGACCTAGCGGCTAAACTTGCTAAGTAGTCTATTTTCATTGTATCTCCAGCGGCCTTTATAGCGGTGTCCGCTGTTCTGATAATTGCCCTTTGCTTTTCAAGTTCTAGTTCGGTAGCGTCTTTATGTGCTATCTCCATGAGTTTTATTTCATGGTCGTACCTTTTTGTCAGGGCATCCATTTCCCTTTTTGACCTTTCAATCATGGAAGTAGTTAGTTTCTCGGCCTGTGATTCAAAGTATTTGAAAGCTATAACCGCGGCTGCAATAGCCCCGGCAATCAAGAAAATAGGATTTGTTAAAAGCGCCTTACCTAATTGACCCAAAGCCGACCCAAAGCCACCAAGCCCAGCGATAGCCTCCTTAAATGTCATTGCCTTTGATATATCGGCAATACCCCTTATCTGTGTGGCCGCTCCTTTAAAATCCAGGCTTTTTACTTTATCGCCCAACAATCCGAACCGAGTTCCAAGATTTTCAATTGCGGTATCACCTTGAAACGCTTTTGCCTCGTCTTTAGCGTCTGCAATCTTATCCCCTATTTCACCAGCGCGCCTTGCTGCATCCTGATATTCTTTGGAAGATTGACCTAATGTATCGGCAATGGCTACCATTTCTCCACGGGCGGCCTTTAGTTCTGCTTTTAATCCGGTCAATGCCCCTTCATAATTTCCAACTGTGTCTTTGTGAACACCCATGCCTTTATTTAGCTTTACTACTTCATTGTATTGCTCTTCAATGGCTTTGCTTAAATCCTTTCCGGTCTTGGTATTGCGTTCTTCCTCGGTTCTTAGAGCCGCATAAGCCGCCCTGTTGGCTTTCAATGCAGCCTCTAATTGTTTAATCGAAGAAGTGGCAGCCCTAACGTTGATTGCCTCTTTGTCTCCAAGTGCGTTGCGTTGCTTTTGCTGTTCCTTTAGGTCTTTTAAGATCGTGGCTTGCTTTTGGTATTCATCGCTTTGCTTTGCGGTTTCTGTTTTGATCTGCTTACTTACCGTAGCAAGTACCCGCATTTCCTCGGTCAGCTTATTAGTGTCTTCTTTGGATTGTTTCAGTCCAGCTCCACCGATGCCCTGCCCGATTTCCTTACTTGAAGTCTTTACTTGACCAACAACTACCAAAAGTTTTTCCAACTCCTTTGTAAGTATCGCAGGGGCTTCGAGCGCGTCATCACTGATGAGGTCTTGTCTAGTTATCTCTGACATGCTTTTGGTTTCTTTCGTTGATGATCTTTTTGTACTCGTTAAATCTTGCCAGCTTCAATCCTTCCGGTAAATCAAACTCCAGACAAATAGTAAGCCCGGCCATTATCTCTTCAAACGTTGCGGCCTTTTGCCCTTCCTTTGGCAACATGCCAGCTATTTCGTTGGACTTCATTTTCATTCGTGTAATCAACCCGTCTGACTTGCGCATGGCCGCGTTAATGCTTTGCACGTATGACAATGAATCTTTTGTGTCTATCCTATATCCTTTCTCATTTAGTTCTGCAATGTAGTTGTCATCTACAAAAAACATTAACTGAATAAGCGTACATTTAACAACGTTGTACTCTGCGATCAGGTAGTTATACCCTTCAATCACATCGCAATAGTTCAAGTAATCAAAGCCACCATTCAGCTTGTAATTTTCTCTTACTAAATCTTCCCACTTTTCAAACAACTCTTTTTCACTTGCCTTGCCTTTAATAAGTAACCCTTTCAAGTCCATTGTCTGTGCAATGGTGAGGTAATTTTGTAGGGTTATGTCATTGTAAGTGTAAAACTTTGCGGTATTCCTTTTGAACTTCTGGCTTAATTTCTTGCCTGTATTCTTCCAGGCTGTCTTGATTGAGTCCAAATATTTCAGTCCCATATTTTTGCATTAACTCGCCAGTCTTTTCATCCGTACTTGAAAACGTGATCGGGAACTTGTCAGTCCTGGCAAAGAATCCCTGATAAAAGTCACCACTAAGTTTTAAGTCTACAACGCCAGCCGGGTTTAACGATCTCTTAAATGCTGCATAGTTAGGATTTCGATATTGCCCTAAACTCTGACCGTTTGCATCCTTACCTGAAAACAACTGATCAGTGTTTAAGTCTATGGCCTGATTCTTTGACTCCACAACAACTTTCAATAGCATGTCCTCAATGTCTTGAGTTCCTACCGATTTGATTTTGTCCAAGTAGTCTTTAATCTTTCCCATAAAAAAAGGAGACCGGTTCGCAGTCCGGCCTCCAATTAAACCTAAACCGTAACCTTTCCGCCAGTCGATTCGTAACCGGGGATGCTCAATGAACTTGCAGCTCTGATGTTCACAATGTCACCCACTGTGAATGCAGCGCTTGAGTTGATTGAATAAGTACCGTCAGTTGCTTGCGTTACCGTGGTGATCGTGCGAGCAACACCAGCAGAAGATGCAACAGAGAAGTCAGCAGCAACCAAGCCGTCAAGGCTTGTTCCGTCACAGGTAGCCTTTACAGTTACCCTGATCAATGAAGTGGTGGCCGATCCAACTTGGACAACATCCACGTCAACGATGGAGAACAAAGCGTTTACAAATCCGCCAGTACTTACAATGGTTCCGTTAACGTCCAGTTCCTTGTTATCGGAAAGAACCATGTAGATAGGTGTCTTTGTTGAAACCGTACCAGCAGCAAACTTCAATTTCTCAACGTTCAATAGTTCAATGTCGAATCCTACAAAGTTTCCGTTTTCAGTTGTACCGATGATCTGGTTTTCTGAATCGATCAAGAAAACTTTGGCGCTTGCGTTTCCGCTATGTGTGAACATAGCCTTATGCAAACAAAGGCTTTCACGAACGGCCATTTTGAAACGATAGCGGCCATCACGAACCTTCAATGAACTCAATTCTGTTTCCTCATAAACAGCTTCCTCGCTTGCATCTTCAAACATTTTGAACTTAGGCCACAAATAGATTCTGTTCGAAGCGGAAGCTAAAAGAGCCGCTTGCCATTGTGCCTGAAGTAGCGCGTTGGTAGGGGTCAAAAAGAATCCAGCGGGGGTAGTAATCATGCCTTTGATTAACTCAGGCAATGAGTTACACTTGGATATTCCAAGATTTTTTTTCAGTATTACGCAATCTGGCATAATTTTTTACTTTAAATTGTTAACAAATTTTTTTCTTCTTACTACTAATCTTTAAATTGGTAATCTCTATCGCGTCAATTGGATCTGAAAAGATATTGGCAACTTTAATAGAACCTGATTCAGTACCCCAGAAGTATCGCCTTGTTTCGGTGTGTGGTGGGTATTCTTGATCACCGTCCCAGGTAAACAAGCCGACCTCTCCAAGACATTGCATAAATAATTCATACAACGGAATCAGAATGGGTTTAAAAACCTTCTCAAGTCTTTCCGGTGCGTTGTACTTTTGATCCGTTCTGTTCACTATTGCCATGTTCAAAGTATGATCTGTAACATTCCCATCAACGCTTCCAGAAGTATCCAACCGCAAAATGATTAGCGGATACTTTTTACTCCTGTTTACCGGGTCTGTTTCCTTCAATTGCAACCTTTGGTTTACCTCTTGAATGTGTCCGTACATATACTCAGGCGTTGTCGTTCCCAACTTAACCCGCATCAATGCTACCACTTGTTCCATTGCTTCCTCGATTATCATAAACCAAAACTGTTTATGTATTCAGGGAAATAAAACTTTGTATTCAAGTAAGACCGAAAATCAGCGTATCCTTTTGATTGTACCTCCGCGTTAAAAGACGCATGATTTGAGTAGAGGTAACCATACAAAGAATCTTCGTGATAAAGTCCTAGCGTCCCAAAGTGTCCGGTTAGTGCAATGTCTCGATGATACAAACCGATCCCGTCATAACTTCCCATCTTTTCGACAAACCTATTATAGTGTCTGACGATTATCTGGTTAGGTGAAACGATCTCAGAGTTTTGAGACTTTGCCTTGACAACACCAAGAGGCGCAACGGTTGAATCATACTCTTTCAAGTACATGGAGTGAACATACGGCTTTAAGCCATCAACAAATCCATCCCAATTATTTTCTCTGCCTTCGTTGTCGTACTTGTTACCCTTGCTTAATTTAAGCCACTTGTTTACGGGTTGTAAATCCCACTTGCCAGATATGCCCGGGATTTCCCCTTCTATTGTGAGTGCATTGGCTTGGTAGATATTACTCCCGTAAACAACTTGACTTAAATTTGCATAGGCAACTGTCGCAGACCATTCAGCAGGCAGCGCTTCGATACCAGCTTTTAAAGCATCGTAGAAAACAGACCCCAACAGTTTTTTAAGCATACGTTCCTCGGTGTCCTTAATGTAGGCATTGATACCATTGGTATTTTCTGCCTGCGTAGGGATCAGGTAAGGAGCAATATAAAAATCTGTTGAGGTCAAAAACATCTTTGCTTTTTTTTAGTACGCTTTACTAAAGAATATTTGCGCCCCAAATGAAGCCGACATGGTACCGGTTCCGGTGTAACTCACTCGAAAGAATGGGAAGGGGGCGCCTGTTAGCCTCCAATGATACGAAGCGGTAGCGTCAGCAGCGGTATGAGTAGGCAAAGCCGTTACGGTTTCAATAGTGCGAAGCGCGTAAAAATTTACCCCGTCAGTAGAACCCAATAGCGAAATCGTGCCTCCTACCGTTCCTGAAATCTTCGTCACGTTCACTTGAACGACCGTTTGCGTTGCACGCTCTTGGTTGATTCTGCGAGTAGTTATAAAGTTGGTGGCCGTGTTCGTTACAGTGTCTGTTTGTGGAAATACTCCAGCGGTAGACAATGGATTGAAGAAAGGCACCGTTTGAGCTTCAGCAGAAAACGCCAGCAAGGCTACCAAGCCAGCGATCAAAAATAGGTTTATCTTTTTCATTTTTTTAAAGATTAGTCAAGCAATGAAATGGCAGCAGCGATGTCAGTTACCTTACGGAATGAGTTTAGATTCACGTTACGCACTAACAAAGCGGTACGCTTGCGAGCCTTAATAGTCATCATGTCGTTAATGAACTGATTGGCAATAAAGCCCATCTCAATTTCAACGTCTCCCATATTGAACTGTTCTGCCCAGTTGAAGTCACCGACAAGCATAGTCCCAGCAGTTGGCAAGGCGTGAGGAATAACCTTAATGCCGTTTACGTTTGCGGTTCCATCTGGTAACAATTGCGCCCATTCAGGACGCACATAGTGACCGTCAACAGCTTTCTTAATTAAAAGAGCGTTGAAGTCAGCATAAGAAACAATCGCTGTATTTGCGCGGAACTTGCTTTCTCGGCCTGAGTTGATGTCCTCTTGAACTTTTACAATCAAATCGTACAAGTTCGGATCGTCAAGAGCCAGGTCAGAAGCTGTATAAGTTGGCGCGTAATCGTAGATACCGCGAATGTTAGGAGCCACTCCGTTTGCATTCCAAAGGTCTTGATCTTCTTTTAATCGCACGTTGATTTCAAGCAATGATTGAATCTCTCCAGCGATGTAGTCAACATCATTGAACGCCTCAACAGATACTGGCACTTGATCGCCAATCTTTTGAAGGTTCAAAGTGTACTCTTGCCAAGGGAATGTAGACTCTGGAAATGCGTTGTTTTCCGCTACGGCAGCAGCAGCACGGGTAGGCGCTGACTGATCAGTGTAACGGATAACACCGTTGCTGTTAGGGGCTACCGGACGCTGACGGAACAAAGAAGAAAGCGTAAGGCCACGGTAAGCAACCTGACCAATGTCATCCAATCGCATGGCTTGAGTGCTGTTGGTTACGCTCGCACGTAATACGGGGGCTTTAACAGTCATCTTAATGGTTCTGTTCTTGTCACCGGATGCAAGTGCTTTTAACTCCTCTTTCTTTTCTTCCAGCATTTGGACGATCGATTTGTTTTCGCTGCCTCCTTTGCCTGAGATGTACTTGTTCAATTCAATGCCCTGCTTCTCAACTGCTTTCATAAGCGTCTCGATAGTGTCGGCCTTGATACCGTTTTTTTCTAAAGTTTCGGTCAACTTTTCGATTGTAAGCAATCCTTTTGTGGCCTCGCTAACCGCATCTTTTACGGAGCTTTCAATCTTCGCCCCGTTTTCCTTTCCGATCTTCTCGAATAGGTCTTGAAATTCTTTCATTTCGATTTCCATTTTTTTAATTTTTAAGGTTGTGTGAATAAATACTTATCAACTTGCTGACGTTAAGAGTGGTTTTGATCGGCTCTTTGTACTTACCAGTGGATAAATCCGGCTGGATTTTATTGTTCAATGTTGGTGTAAGTTCGTTTGATCCAAGCAATACGGCAGAAACCTCAATCAACTTTGCCTCCCTCACTGCAAAAAAGTAACCTTTTGCATCTGCCCTGTCTTTGTTTCCAAGTAAAGGATAGACCTCTTCCCATGTCGCGTATTCTTGTTTATAGTTCTCGTCATTTATTGCCACGTCTACTTTCACGTAAAGCATCCCTACTGAATGTTGGTCGATGGCGTCCGCTTTATACTCATCATAGATGCCAGCGTTTAGCTTCTGCTCGATCTGGCTTTCCATCAACAGCGCAATAGTGTCACCGTTCTTGGCATGCCCCAAAGCCCTCCATTTTATTGGAGCCTCGGTAAATGATAATGCTCGGCCAACCTTTGCCCCCAACTCAAATTTGTGATCGTGTAAGTGCGGAATGCGTGTGCCTCGTTCCTGAATAGACTTTGAGAATATGCCAGCCAAATGAACATCATCGTGCGAGTCCATGTAGTTGTAAGTGTTGGCTACAATGGTTCTTTTGAGGATGCCTTTGGTCTCATCGTTCTCATAAAGAAACTTACCTTTTGTGACCTCCTCTTCTGGCTTGAAAATATCGCACGTAAAAGCGTCAGTAAACTTGCGTTTCTGCGTACTCATTCGAAACTCTTTCTCTTGTAGAAGCGATTCGTAAAATTCCTTTTTCATTTCTTTACGAGTTGATTGTTAGAAATAACTTTATCCCTCTTGTCCTTCAAGTCCTTGACTTGCTTTGGCGTTAGCTTTGGCTGCATTGGCTGCATCTTTTCTTTGTTTACGGTTTTCGATTGCTAGGTTTAGCCTATCCATGTAAGATTTAGACAAACCAGAAATCTTTTTAGTCTTTTCGTATGATCCGACATTTCTATTTTCGTCAGATAAAACAGATTTTTTTTTCTTGCTCATGGTGTTGTGAATTTGAATCCTAGTTTTTTTAATTCTTCCTGATACATTTTAACGTCTATGGCCTGATCGGCTAAAGCCTTTGATAAAGCGTTTACCAAAGTTGTCATAGCCTCGCCCCTTGCTTTTAAGTCCTCCTGAAATATTGGTAAGTGTAGGTATTCAGCAACTATCGATGTCTTACTGTCTGGCATGAACTCACTCGATAGACCGCCTATCCACTCATTAGCCTCAGGCATTACGGTACGGATATAAAGCCCCTTTTCGGCTTGGTGTTGGTTTTCGTATGTCGATCCCATCTTGCGTACAAACAATTCAGCAGGAACCCCGAACGTGTCAAGGCATTTGTCAAAGCCCTGTTCTATTTCTTCGAATAGTCCGAGATTCTTTGGATTGTTAGTCCCTGCCTGTTCCCACCTTATAGGCAGATCGGTTATAATCGTTTGCTTTTGACCTCTTGCAGTCCCGTACTGGGAAAAGGTATCTTGAAGCCTTTTCTTTTCGGTTTCGTCAAGTGGCACCGCCCCAGATACTACGTCCTTTCCATCGTTCACCCATGCCCCGTTAGCGCCTCGAAACGCCAATATAATACCCCGGCTTTCGTATGCCTGCCTGATGTTATTGATCACAGGCTTTAAGGCGCAAAGCTTAGACTTTCCTTTTAAAAGGTTTTTGTCTGTCGCGTGCTTTATCTCGATCCTGTTATCATTGAAGTGAATGACTAGCGATGAGTCTATTTCTGTTTCTTTTTTATCGTCAATCTTGACTTTGTATATTACATTAGGGCGATCTGCATGTAGGAAGAAAGGCGTGCTGTTATCGTATTTAGGTTCTACAATGTTCCCGGGTAAGGTATATAAAGCCTTTACGCGCTCAATTTTAGGATCGAAACCGATAGGAGCTGTTTTGTAGATATACTCATTACCGAATACCTCCCTTAATACCTTAGTATTAATTAGAAATTCTTTGTATTGCTGAAACCAATTAGGGTTATTCAGCAGTTTAATAAGCGCTTGGCCTTGCGGTGTTGGTGTTTCAACTCCTTCTTTGTTTACCTCTTTTAGCCGCATGTTACTCCATGCCCTCGCTTTCATGTTAATGATAGCGTTTACCTCAGGCACTTCTTGGTAGGATTTCAACTCGTCAATGTCACCAAAGGGGTCTTTATTAGAGCCAAATGCATAAAAATAGCCGGCACCATCCTTTCTGATGCGGAAAAGGTTATCGTAAATTACAGGCGGTAGCCAGTCCTTTAGTACCAATTTTGGAATGTTTCACCAAAAGTAATATTATTTAAAGAACTTTACCAAATTGGTAGGATTATTTTTTTGGGACTATATTCTAAAGTCACCCACAGTAAGGTAACCTGATGCGCTCCAGAAGTCATCGTACTTGTCAATAGTCTCAGAAAGTTGAATGCCATCCACAACGCGGTAGCAAAAGTTTTCCTGTTCGCGCTTTACGTCAATGTCACGGATCAGGTGAATGTTGTACTTATGCAGCATGGCAATCCAGTAGAGGCGTGACCCCGGAAACTTCTTTGTGAGTAAGGCTTTGATTCCGGCTCTTCTCATATCACTTACCCATCCTATGCCAGTGTTTGTATTGTCCATGTTCGTATCGCACCAGATATGATGATTGATACCAAGCGATTTAACCGCGTCAATTACCTCGTTTGAGGTCTGGCATGGGTTGTAATAGAGTTTTTTTAGGAACAAATCAGGTTTGGGAGACTTAGCTCGAACGCCTCCTTTTACTATTACAGTTGGGTGAGCCGATCCAAAGTCTAGGCCATAGCCGAACTTCTCAATATCTGGCGGGAAGTCATCGACATAAGTAACCAAAGGAAAGACTAAGCCTTCCCGATTTGCCCGTACCCCTCGTCCGTACACATCCCAACGGTATCTATCTGCAGTTCCGTTTGCTACGTTTTCAGGATTGCCAGGGTCATAGCTTTCAATCTCTTTGATTACAGATTCCTGAAGGTGCCTGTTATTAGTGTATGTGGAATGGGTGAATACGGTGTCGCTCCGCTTTTCGAACGAAAAAAACCAGTGATCCGTATATTTAGGGTTCCAGTCAGCAACTACGAGCTTTCTACACCGCATGATCCAATTCATTACCCGTTCCTTTTCGCACCCGGAAAGTACCTCGTTAAAAAATATTATGTCTGAGTCGGTGGCTTCCTTTATTTCGGTGGTGTTATCGTCTAAGCCTCGGAACTTGATCTCTTGCCCGAATAGAATGTAGATAGGCTTCCCAGCGTTATCCCGATAGTTGGCTTGGTTGTATATCCCGATAACTTGTAAGCAGTTTTTGAAGTCTTTGAATAGGTACTCTTTGCAGTTTACCAGCGTGTCCCGGAAAAGGAATATGTCTAACTTTTTGCCTCGGTTGTGGTCGCATATCCAAACTAATAGGTGAATGAAGTCCCACGTTTTTGAAGACCTAGACCCGCCCTCGTTACCGATTATTAGCTTGGTGTTTGGCTGCCTACCAGCAACCATTTGCGCCATCTTGAAGAACAGCCCGTTAGGCTTCCAGATCATTTCATTTTCCCGTCTATAATCTGACCGTCTACCATTGCCGTAATGACGGGGCTCAAATCAACACTAGTTATATTCATCTCCTGCTTTGCCTTTCCCTCCACGCGGTCAAATATCTCCATTATTGCGCGAAGGTCTCCATCGTTGGCCTTCTTCAATAGCTTGCGGATAATAACCTCCTGAAACTGCCTGCGCTCCTTCTTGCCGTCAATTACCACTTCAACGTCCTCTTCCAGCATAGCCTTCAGGATAGTGGAAAGGTTCTTTGTGCCTTTCGGCCTTCCCTCCTTATTAATCCTGTTCGGGTCGGTGTGGAAGCCCTGCCCTTCTAAATTCTCTGGATTAGGCATTTATCGTAGTTTCTACGTTGTTTTTAACCATTGATTATAAATTTCAGTTGCTATCTGTGCAGTCATTACTGGAGGCACCGACATACCGATTAAATACTTTGGCTCAATCTTTTTAAAGTTATAATCGAGTGGATATGTTCCGATTATTTTATACTCGTTATCTGTTAAATATCCATCTTCAATATGATGTAACATTATCCCGCCTCCACTATCAGCAATACAAGTATTTGATACCATTTCAGGGTGCTGCTTATACGTACCAAAATACATTCCTTTAGGATGTACGCTTGAGACACATTTACCCATAGGAGTAATTTTATAATATTCTTTAATTCCTTCTCTTATTGGCTTTCTATTTACCGTACCTTCATCTACATATTTAAACGGTATAGCCTGCTCCTTAAAATTTAATTCTAATTTAGGAAAGTTTAAATCATTCCTTTGACAAATAAAAAATACTCGTTCACGTTTTTGAGGTACTCCCATACTTGCAGCATTAAGCAAAAATAACTGAACTTTATACCCTGCATCTTCAAATTCTTTTTTTATCCTGTGAACGTATGCTTTTGCATTGCCTTGAATTAATCCTTTTACGTTTTCAGCAATAACTACTTTTGGCTGTAACTTTTTAGCTAATCGTATGTAATCAAAAAATAAATCATCAAGCCTTTGCTCTGCCTGACCTTCACGAAAAACTTTAGTTTTGCCCCAGTCTTTTTCACGATTGCCTGCCATACTAAATGAGCTGCAAGGAGGCGAACCATCTAAAATATCAAGTTTGTATAAATCTTCTGGAAATTCTTTCCTATCTGCAAAACCTCTTATATCCTCAACAAATAAGTATTTCGGATTGTGATTAGTTTTATAAACATCTGCAACTTCAGGATCTATTTCAACACCTCCCAGATGTTCAAAGCCTGCTAACTTATAGCCCATTGTTGAACCTCCGCCACAAATAAAAGTGCCAAATACCTTTAAGCCATTTTTTGCAGGATAGCCGTCTGATAAGTTCCACTTATAAGGGAATCGGTGTTTACTCATTGCCTAATAGTTTCCATACTGCCTGCTCTGGCGTTGCCGCTATCTTAGCCAGCTGATCCCTTACAAGGTTATATTCTTCTTCTGTATATTGGAGTTTGATAATCATTTGAGAATCAAGACTGTCAATGTCTATCTCCTCATTTTTATCTGAAAAATCCTGTTTACTGAAATCAGGAATATCTAACCCCCAATCGGCAACCTGTTTCGCATCCCATTCATTGGCAAGTATATCCCAATCCCACTCACCGCCTGAAACGTTGTCTTTGATTATAAACTCGCGCTGCTGTTCTTCTGACCAATCGGCAACGATAACGGGAACGTCCTTCATCCCAGCTTCAATGCATGCTTTCAGGCGCATATTTCCACCAAGAACTATCATATCTTTATTTACCACGATAGGCCGCTTGTTGAGCATATCGGGAAAGTCTTTGATTGACTGGACTAGCTTTTTAAACTTGTCGTCTTTTATTAACCTCGGATTGTTCGGGTTAGGTTTTATCTGTGAAACCAGCATCACCATTTCCCCACCGGGCAGTTTAAATTTGGGTTCCTTAGTCTCATTTGAAGATTACATCCACATTTGCCACACACGCCCCAAAGGCTATACATTGGGCATTCAAAACACACAGCAACCCTTTTTTGATATAGTTCTTCATTATTTCCTAGCAAGTAATCCTTAACGCCAATAACAATATCTAACGGACTGTCCACTCAATTCTGCTCTTTTAGCTTTGCCTTTATCCCGTCCATCGTTACCCCTGTCCTTTGAATCTTCCTGAATGAAAACAGGCTTTCCAATTCAAAGCAACCGTATATCACCGCTAAAACGTTTAAAGTGCCTTTCATGTTTAAATCAAAGAGGCCGACCAAGCGCTAGAGTCAGCCTCTTTCTAAGTGATAGCTTCATTACCTTAGATCACGTTTATTGCCGTGTGCAATACAAAATACTGTAAAAATTGTGACTTTCGCAATGATTTTTACCAAATTAGCCAAATCCCACATAAACACAAAACGGCCTTAACTATCCACCATACGTCCGAGTCTAAGCTGTCAAGTCTAGCATCCTTACCAAGATAGTTCCAGACCTTTCCACGTGAAAGATTTAGCAGGACATCGAACGGGAACCAGAAGGCCAGCCCGCATCCGAAGCAGTATAAAATAGTGGTAACAGGGATTCCACTAAAAACCCTGCCAAAAATTACCACATTTTGCGACTCTAGGTCGAACTTAAAAAATTAAACAAATAAGATAACCAATATCCGGAAAGCCCAGCCGCGAGCGTGGTTTGGTGTTTGCCTAAGGCGTTCGATGACGTAGTAATTGCGGGCAAGCTCGAAGGCTAGGAGTATAAGAAATGGTATCATTCTGGCAATGTTTCGGTTACGCGGTCAAGTTCCCCTGTCAAATCATTGTAGGTTGCAATCAGTTTGTCTA